GTAGACGCCTGCCCTAAAAAAACCGCCTGTGGCTTCTTACCCTTGCGGTTGTTGCACATACGACACGCACTGACCAAGTTCTCCATGCTGTCATCGCCCCCTTTAACCTTAGCAATCACATGATCGGCTTCATTGGCCGGCCCACCACAATAGATGCAAGTCCAGTTATCCCTAGCCAATACCCTCAATCGTTGCTTCTTAAACCTAGCATCACGAGAGCTGTGCTTCGCCATCAATGCCATCCTTTCAGCTGCCAATGCCGATACGCACCACACATTGAACCATATCTATTCATTGCATACTTGATACCCCACAAGATTTGCTGCCTCGGTGTTGCAGTACGCAACCATGTGCTCATGCCCTGAGGTATGCCATATGCACCACTGTGAGGGTTGATGGCTTTGGGGTTCCAATGACTCTCACGATCATAGAGCTTATCAATGCACTGCATTTCACTATCTAGCAACAAATGTGAATGAGCATAAAGGTGCAATTCATAGCGTTCTGTACTCACTTTTGCATACGCTGGAGCATCCGTCAGGATAGACAATAGAAGGGCCACAAGCACCAAGCACACCGCTTGAGCTATTCCTGCGGGCTCCGCGTTGCGATTGGAGCGTAGCAGTGATGTCAAGGATAACAACGATTCACGCATGATGTTGGGCGTGTCCCACACCCTGTTGATACAGCCTGTGGATAACTATCGAGCATTAAGAGCATCACACACCTTACATTCGCGCCCAGTACTGATCCATGAACCACATTGACAGCGACTGATTCCTTCGGTCAAATAGCCACATTTCAACAGCAATCCAGTCAAAGTCTCAAAGTCCAGCAAAGCCCCATATTGCCCTGCTTCCTCGCCTTGACCATTAAAGCGCATCACGACAAATGACATCGGCTTGAACTGTTGGCCAGCATTGCGTTTGCGTACTTGGTCGAGCCAGGCTTTCGGGTTGAAGTCCTTACGGGCTTTGACTTCACAATCAAATGGAACATTGAGGATATCTGCCCCTGGCCGACCACTAGCTGCGGAAGTGGCCGCCAACCACCCCATTCCCCTGAGATAGTTGGCGACCACAAGTTGAGTTCTCATACCTCGGTCTTTGCGATGCCGGGTCATGGATTATTCATCAATACGCATTTATGACAAAACCACAGGATGATTTCTAGTTTGTCATCACGATAGGCAGTGCCTTCGCTTTCCAGCGCATACTTTTCGCATCCATCGCATTGCTCCATGCGCCGTTTATGTTGCACCATTGTCACTGAATCATCACGGTGAATCGTTATGTCAGTACCATCGCCCTTAATCAGCCTGAGTTCACCCATTCTTGGCTACCTTTGGCTTCCAAACGCCGTCAGGACCCATGACCCACCAATCCGCAGGGCATTGGTCATTAATGTCTCCACCATCGCAAGTCCAGCCGTAATAATCTTTGTTTGTCTTATTACTGATGCCCTGCTTCAATTTCATCAATCCATGTTTGCACTGAGGCGGTTCTTCATCCATCTGAACAAAGGCATGAGCCCTAGTAATGTATTCACCTTCTGGGGTTTTCCAAGGGTCAGTCTTTATTGGTGTGACATCAGCCAACCTTGCTTTAATTTCATCCTTGCTGGCAACCTTCTTGGATGGAATACCAATGGCAATGCAACATCTACCCATTGCGCTAGTTTCGGCGTTCATGGCCTCACTGTCACGGGTGTATGGAGTCTTGCCTGGTATTGGCTCCCATGCGATTGCAATGGCTGGCCTGGCATCGGCAGGGTCACGGTAAAGGGCAACCTTGACTCGTACAAAGTAAGCCCCATTGACTTCAACCAACGCATCTTCCAGCGTTTGAAATGACATTTCGGGATATAACTCTTTGGCCAATCTGATGCGCTCTGCGACATCCACATAGTCATCCATCGCAAAACTCATAGCAACACCAGCTCTCTATTCCATACGATTGATTTTTGGCCAGCCTTGGTGTTTCGCACCATGCTGGTTGGCGTGAGATGACCCAAATTCACCAGCTCTTTTCGCCGTGATCGTATAGATGAATCAGCCGATGGCCAGTGCATGTGAAATGCTAGGTGATACTGGCGAATCAATTCCTCGTCAGTCATATCTCCAAAGGCATCAAATAGGCTGAGAATACGAGACTGTACTGGCGTGACATCCTTGATGCTTTCAGCTGCAAGGTGCGATGTGAATGGATCGGTTTTTCTAGCGTGGGCCATCTTTGATTTCTCTTACGATAGTGCCATCAATCTTGCTCATCGAGTAGCCATCACCGATATGAGTCCACTTCTGGCGTTTCCAAGCCCTATCGGCTAAGTCTTTGCCAGCATGGAAGCCAGAGTCCATCCCCTGCTCCACACCGATGTTATGTCCAATGAGATACCCACCCACTGCGCAAATACACCCAAAAGCAAAAAACACCCAATCTAAGTTATTTTGAATCCAAGACATTTGAGGCCCTTTCTTATCAACCAATTTGATTGATAAATTCAGGGTACGCGCATTGTTGGATAAACGGCAAGAATTGTTTCGGCGTGTCTTATTTGGAAAGAAAAAACTGGTCAATTCGCTGTTCAAGCCTGACAACATTGCGCTCGATGCGGTTAATTTGTTCTTTGATTGAATCCCCATTGGCCTTTGGCCCTATTTCAGCCATGATTGATTTAACAACAAAACGGGTCATGCCATACAGCCCAGACAGGATGGCCATAATACCTACGCACATGGCCACCCATGCCTGAGCGTTCATCTACTTTGCGCCTTTATCGGCTAATTTCAAGATTGGGCCAATGAGTCCAGCGATGAAGGCATTTGCCAACACCTTTGGATCAGTGATGCCCGACATGTAGATGGCGGCCACACCAGCTAGGGAAGCTCTGATGTATGACATGCCAGCCTTGATGAGTTTATCTTTATTCATGTTTTGCTCCTTTGTAAGATGGTCGGCCAAAGCCAACCACGAACGAATGAGGCCCTAGTTTTCTTGTTTTCAAACAAACTTCGCCACCATTGGATTGGCTTTTCTTAGCGTCATTGTTTGAATTCCCTTCCACTGTGAGGATACTGTGCTCCCCTGCTTTCACTACTAAACCAATGTGCTGAATCATTGTCTTGTCATCCTCAACAAAATCAAAAAACACTAGATCGCCAACCTTCGGGCTGACAAACCATTGACCCTTTGCCTTAAATGATGCGGCTCCTGCAATCGTGCTGACCACATTGGGAATGGAAACTTTTGAAGCCAGAGCGCACCAGTTGATGAAACTGCCACACCAAGGTTTGCCATTGACCCGTAATGCTTCACCGTATTTGGTGATGTTGTCAGGTGTTTCCACATAGCCAACCTCAGCCATTGCCACCTCAATCATTCGGGCAGCAGTTCCCTCAATCGCTGACAATTTCATCCCAAACTAAAGTTTCCTCGTTCCACGAATACATACCATCGCTTGGTCTAGGCGTTGGTGCTTCCCAAAATGAACCGACACGATGCCACGATGGATAAGGCTGTGGCGTAATAAATATATCCTCGTCAGCATTGTATGAATAACCAATGCCAGCATAAGTTCCTCGAATACGATTGTTGTAACTGGTACGAATACAAGTTTGTCCACGAAATTCGCCGTACCATTGTTCAGGTGTCAAACCATCTATTGTTTCGGTTTCATCTTTGCCTGGAATAACTTCGGTAACAATTCCTTCATTAGATATAAATGCATAGTGTGCCATTATCTTGTCACCGTTCCAGTTCCAGCCGTGAATTTGTAAATTGTGTAGCCGCCTGATGTTGTTTTTGTGTAAGTTAAACCGCCACCGATGGAAGTAAAATCAGGATTACTGCTCACTTGTCGAATAATCACAATTCCTGAGCCGCCGTCTCCACCAATGCCTGTTGTTGTTCCTGAACCTGGATTTGCTGCGCCACCACCGCCACCGCCAAGATTTACTGTGCCGTTAGTTGGTGCGTAGGCAGGGCCAATAAGTGTTCCAAGGCCACCTGTTCCACCGCCGCCTGTACCACCTGCACCTGGATTTGAGGTTCTTGCGCCACCGCCACCACCGCCTGCATAAGTTACTGCCGAACCTGAATATGAATTTGATGTGCCGTTTCCACCTGCGCCACCGCCTGAGTTGCTGCCAGCGCCACCTGCTGCGCTTGCACCACCGCCGCCGCCGCCTGTGTTTTGCGTTCCCGTCACATCATTGCCACCTGCATTTCCTTGGCCAGATGGTGAAGCCGCACCACCATTACCGCCGTTTCTGCCACCACCACCACTACCGCCAGAACCACCATCGGTTGCGCCGTCTATAGCACCACCGTATCCACCGCCAGTTGAAGTTATAGAAGAAAATACAGAATCGCTACCTTTAGCGCCGTTATGCCCACCTGCGCCATAAGTGCCACCTGCGCCACCAGCACCAACCGTTACGGTAAAACTAGATGGCAAGGTAAAAGTTGATGCTGTAAGAAAACCTCCTGCACCACCGCCACCACCACCGCCGCCGCCTTGACCACCACCGCCGCCGCCGCCTGCAACAACGAGATAATCAACATATCTCGTAAGGTGTCCCGATATCTGACTAGCCATGATTCCGAGCATTGGTGTCATTATGCAAGATCTCCAAATACAATCCAAGAATTTGCTGCCAGTTTTTTGCAAGTTGCACCAGAGTTGGCAACACGCAATTTGGGTGTCGCACTGGTGGCTCCCGTCGAAATGACAGTCGTTGTTCCAGGTGTGACTGCACCGACTGTTGGTTGCCCTGCACCCGTTATCCAAAACACATTAAATTCCGTGCCTACGGCAAAGTTGTATGTTGCATCAGTTGGAATGTTGAACTGCTGAGTTGCCGCGTTGTTCATTGAAAATATGTTGTATTCATCCCCGGCAACAAATGTATATGCGGCTGTTTTGGCCGTGTAGGTTGATGAAAGGCTAAGTGCAACCGCACCTGATGTTGCCCCACCTGATAGGCCCGACCCTGCCGCCGTCGTAACGGCTGTGATGTCTCCTACGGGTGCGCCAACCCATGCACTGCCACTGTAATACTCCAGCGCATCGGTGTCTTTAAGGTAGGAATACTGGCCCTCTTGCGGTGATGTGATGGCTGATGCTCTAGCTGCGGAACTGGCAAACACCAGAACGCCCTGCATCAAGTAACCATTGGTGTCTGCGGCTGTCAAAACCTCACCAGTGGTGAATGTCTTGAACCCTAATCCTGCTGCCATGTCATGCTCCTTTTCTGCTTAATATGATAAAACACTGGTGTCCAAAATTCCATACAACGCGCTGTCAAGAATGAACGAATCAATCAAGGCTTCCATCGTGGTGAAGTCCACTGTCCATGAGCCAGGGGTGATGTGATGGGCAACGCCAAAGATTTGCTCTTGCTTGGTGATGGATGTGTTGCCTGGCTGTGTGGTCTGAATACTTACAGGATCGAAGAAATCCATTGCAAGAGCTGCGGTGATGCCTGTTGTGTAGTTTTCTGTGTAAAGGTTCAGGGTGAGCTGGTCGCATCGGATACTTGTCTGCGCCCTAGATGCGACATAGGCCCTGGCAAGGTTAAGCGCATCAGTTGTTGTCTGCATCAGCAAATCGGTTTGAGTATAAGTGTGGGCAAAGTATTGGGCAATGCTGGCAGTATTTGTGGCCGATTGTGTGGCCAATCCCGTTGCCGTGATGTCGGCTTGGTTATAGACAAGGGCATCGTTCAAAATCCATTTGGCATTGTAATAATCTATGCCCGTTCCATTATCGGCAAATGTCGTGACGGTTCCTGAAACCGATGTGGCACATTCGCTTCTAGACTTAAAGACAAATGACCCAGTGGCATCAACATAAACTGCCCCGTATTCACTAGCCCCGACAACAAGCATGGCATTGAGAGCTGTGCGAGCAACACCAGGATCAGCTTGCATCGTGGTCTCTGTTGTGGCTAGTGAGACATCACGCATGGATGTGGGCCACGCAATTTGGTCAAGTATCTGATTAATACGGGTTCCAGACTTATCCCCTGCAATGGCCCCTGTAACCGTTGTGATGTTGGCAAGGTTGGCAAGTCTAAACGCATCAACGGCGGTGATCGTAGTGAAAGCCAAGTCAGCCCCATCCACATTGTTTGGGATGGATGTGGAATAGCCCGTGATGTATCCAGCAAAAATGGGATATGTGGTCGCGCCGTATGTTGCAGTTATAGAAATCTTACGCATTGGACTGAGTAAATTTGCATAAGGCCCCGATAAATTCATCGGGTTGAAATCACCGTTTTGGTCTGCAATGACTAATGTGAGAGTTCCTGCCTGAAATTGGTCGGCGATAAGATTGCGACCTCGTTGGGTTTGGATATTCACAACCACATCGGAAACATCCACAATGACGGAAGCTGCATCAGCCAGCACATTTGTTCCCAGTTGGCCAGTGTCGAGAATCATTGCCTGAGCAAAGCCTGGACCCGTTGAAAAGTTAATGACCGCATTGACGGTTACTGGGAATGTCATAGGAATTGGTTCAACAATCCTGATGTGGCCGCAGTGGACTTTCCATCACGGGCCAAGATTTGAAGTTGTTGTTGGATGGCTGATTGGAAACCTGCACCATCAGTCAAAACAACGGGCAAGACAGTGGGTGCAATGATGGTTGTGCTTGGCGTTGTGCCAAAGATTTGATTGCGTTCTGTCGCTGTTGGTGTTGTGTAACCCTCTGGCAAATTATTGGTGGGTGGTGCAGTGGCAAAGATTTGACCCTGTTGTGCCATTGTGGGTGGCGTGTAATTGCCAGTGGTTGCAAAGATTTGTTGTTGTTGCGCAGCCGTTGGTGACATGTAGCCAATCGGTGTGAACTTGGCACTGGCCAGCCCCATAATTTTCATGTATAGATCTAAAGCATCTTGTCGTGATTTATCGGCTAATGCTTGGGCTGCGGCAATCTTGGCAATGCTGGCAGTTTGAAAATCTTCCAGCTCTTTCAATCGCTTCAATATGAGATCAGAGTTGTCACCTTCTAGGGCTTGCATCAATAGCAAGCGTTTCCTAGTCTCCTCGTCAATGTTCATTTTGAGAGCTGCGGCAATTTGAATCTTGGTCAAATCAAAGGCTGCTTGACCTTTGCCTAATGACAATTTGAGAGCTGCTGCCTTTTTGTCGGCTTGAAGTTTGGCTGCTGCGGCTTTCTTTTCCCTTGCAATTCTGTCGCGTTCGGCTTTGCCGGCTGCTGCTTTCGCACGACCTTCTTGTGCTGAAATGGAACGCGCACCCGATGGCATACCTTGTGTGGCAGTTCCAGCCAATCGTGAAGCTGCACCGCGTTGTTCTAGGGCTAAAATTCCTTTGCGAATGGCAGAGTATTTGTACAATTCGCTAATTGTTGCAGCCAAAAACCCGACAAAAGATTTGGGTTGAGAGGGGTCGCTGAGTGTGCCAATTCCACGAATGACATCTGCTATGGACAAAGAAAGGTTGTCCATCTGTTTTGTTATGTCATCCACACCTTTATTCTTGCCAAGCATCGTAAGCGCATCAATCAGTCCTTTGCCAATGGTTTCTTTTGCTTCATCAGCAGCGACCTTTATGCGGTCAATTTTGCCAGCATAAGTGTTGGCAGCAATGGCAGACTGTCCTGCGAATAATCTTGCAAGTTCTTTATTGATTTTGACCATATCCCCTGATGCCAAAAGGGTCTTTGATATGCCAGTGCCAAGTTTAGAAAGGGCTGTTGTATTCCCTGAATACGCTTTGGCCAATGCTGCTGAAACGGAAACAACATCGCGCGAAGTGCCACTCGCTATATCTAAAGCAAGGTTGAGTTCCTGTTGCGATGTCTTGTAATCTCGCGTGGAGTTGAGCAAATTTGTTAGGGCTGGCCTAAGTTGGCCATCAGATACACCTGTGGCGCGTTGTAACTTATCTATAAAGGAATTTGCACCTTTACCTGCTAACTCGTTGCCCGTGTTTTTAAGGGTCTGCCCTAGTGCTTTGGCGGCTTTGTCATCGGCGAGAAACGCCTTGACTGATGCTTTGCCAAACGCAACAACTGCGACAGCAGAAAAAGTAAGACCTAATGTTCGTGCAAGTTTGCCTAAATTCTTTTCAAATTTGCCAATGCTTTTTTCAGCTTGTTTGATGCCTGAGTTGTTCCAGGTGGAAACCGCCGAGACTAGGAGTTTGGAATTGCCAAGTATGCTCATGCAGGAATCCTAAGAATGGTGTGCTTGGAGTTGTAGCCAATGGTGGCTTTTTCAATAGCCTTTGCCACTGCGCCAACCACCTTGCCCTGATCCTCATTCCATGCTCTAAATATGGCGCGACCATTAGCATTTTTCTTTGAACGACCTTTGGAACCCACTGGCCTTGCAGCTCTGCTGATGGGTGGCAGTGCATTGATAAACCGTTCACCTGCTCCTGGATTGGGATAAAACTTTCCATCCTCACCGCGCACACCTGAACGAGATTTGCCAGGTATGCCACCAGGATGTTTGCGACCTGCGGTTTCAAAGATTGCACCAGCCGCCGATTCATTGGTTACGGCATAGGCGCGAGTGAATCCTCGCCTTGTTTGTTGTTGCAATCCTGGTCGGTATTGGATTCCTGACTTCATTTCGGCACTGTCAAAGATAGGAAAAGATCGATAAACATTGGCTCCGCGATGACCAGGCAATGCACCCGTTGGAGGCCGTGACCAATTTTTGATTGCATCAGGAACCACATCAGGCATGAATCCTCGTGCCTTCATTTGAATCGGTTTCATGGCTTGCTCGATGTTTCGATTCATTTCAATACTGAGTTCAATTTCAAAAGCATCTAAAAGGTAAAGCGTTCTATCGAACCCTTCGAGAAACATTGGCACGATTGACCTCCTTTGCTCTGTCTTTGTACACATCCAATACTGCCTTGAACATTCGTTGATCTAATGCCAGCAATTCGTTAGGCGAAACTCCCATCTCCACCGCTAGTGAGGCCACTAGGTATGTGAAGGAATCTCGCTCTATTCGTTTGGGCTATCGTCATCCAATACTTCAACGGATACCAATGTGCCGACAAACTTCTCGCCAAACATCTCCACCTGCGCCCCACTCACTGAGAGACATTTCCAGGCAAGCCAATAAATATCTGACTGCCTTTCTTCATCTCTGAAACGACGGTGAATCCCTGCATTAAATTGTGCCTCAAAAGCAAACTCAATCGCTGGCGAAATCTTGTGAGTTGTTACTTCGCCTGAGGCCCTGGTGATTTTCAGTTGTGCCATTTTATGCTCCTATTAGAACGCTACTGATGTTGAAACTGTAACTGCGGTATTGACTGTAAAGGAAAGGCTAGAAGAGGCTTCATCAGCCACTCCACCACTACCCACTGGTGTCAAGTTATTGACAAGAATGGAGAATTGATAAGTTGGGTTTGTTGCTGAAACGGCTGTTCCCTTTACGGTAATCATCGAAATTGCCAATGTAGTTCCAAAGGCAGCGTTCAATGTTGTCATAACTTGTGATGCAGCCCAGTCATTGAGGAAATCAATGGACAAGGTTGCAGCTTGCAATCCTGCGGCGAACTTGTGAGCGGTATCCAATCTGTTACCACCTTGCGGCGAGTGAGTCATTTCTGCTCACTTCTGCATCTTTACCATTAATGCAGTTCAGACTATATCTTCATCCTATTTCTAGGAGCTGCGCGTGTAGTCGTTACGGACTCTCTGCTTTCGCAGGTTGCCTCGGTATTAACCCTTTTGGTTGGGGGCCTTCACCGATATAGCGCAGTAATTTTCATCGGCGCTTACGCGGCGAGTGGGCAATCCTGTCTACCCATAGCGGTTACCTCAAGTTCGTCCACAATTTGTGTGAGTGTTACGGCGGTGACATAGCTCGAAATGTCAATGCTCGGCACCGTTGGTGCTGCTGCCGTTGCGAGTTTAACTCCGACATTATTGTTTAGATAAATTGCCATTGTTATTCCTCATCCTTTCCTTTAGTTGGGTTTGCGGTTTGTGTTTCTTTGATTTGGCCAGTTTTAATTAGCCAAGCCAAGTTCTCTGCATATGTGTCTGCCATTGTTAGCTCCATGTCGTTAGAAGTGAGATGTTTATATCTGAGGTCAAAAGGTCTCCCGATGCTGCACTCAGAATTGACGGTCCTGAGACTGTTCCGATGTTAAACACCAAGGTTGAATTGCAGAGCTTGTTCCACACTGCAACGATGGTGGACTCAATGCTTTGCAATGATCCTTGATTGTCCAAGGCAGGAATTGTCATCAGAACTTTGAAATTGGCCAGTGGGCCTATGCTGTTTTGCGAATTATTAGATGGTGTTAAATAGGGGTCTTGCGGAACCAACACGACTGAGTTTGCCAGCATTGTTGGAGGTGGAAAATCAAATGTGGACCACACACCGGGGTTTGCAAGAACCGCCGCAATGGTAGATCGTAATGTTGTTAGTGCTGGCGTTGGCATTAGCCGACCATTGCCGATGGAGAACGATAAGGAGCCAGGAGGCCCGAGATTTTGCCCATGAGGCTGTAACCCATGCGATATGGATTGGGTGCGTAACCATCAACGGAAACGCCACCAGTTTGTGAAACCTGTCGTGCTTGCCAAATATCAACGGCGAGCATCATTGCAGCCTCACGAATGGCTGGTGTGGTTGCGTAAGAATCGGTCTTGTCATCAGGGCCAGTCATGCGGCCATAAGGTTGAACCAAATGCTGTGGGTCATTAGCTGCTGTAATTGCAAATTGCAAAAATGAATATCCTTTTGGATAGTTATATGGCCAGGTCATCCACTGACCCCCATTAGCGACCGTGTAAGGACCCATACCAGTGATCGTGCGTGTTCCGTTATAGGTAGCCCCTGAGGCCGCTATGGTCACGCTCTGACCCGTCACAAAGAGTCCTGGATTGGCAATGACGATTGTTGCAACATTGTTTTGAATTCCTGTTGCAACTACTGGGGCGCGGTTGTACCACAACTGAGCTTGAATCAAATCTTCAGCTGTCATACAAACTTCTTCAACGGTAGTGTCACTGTACAAAGTTCCAATACCAAGGTTTGCGCGTAATTCAGCAACGGTTACAAATGTCGCAGCCATATCCATTCCTTTCTAAAGGCTGACATCAGGGCCAGGGCCTCCTGAACCCCGATGCCAGCGTTCTAGTGTGTTGCGGTTTTATCAGGTCTTATCGAAGCGTTGCAATCCACCAGCAACCAAAGTCTTAGCTGCAAAGTAGGCATACAGTTCAACAGCGATTTCACCTGTTGCTGTGATGTTTGTTGTGAGTGAAAGCATTGGGCTTTCGTACACTGCGATTGCGCTTGGTGTAACAATGAACGCGCAGTCATCAATAGTTGTTGCAACCATGTTGGCATCAACCCAAAGGTCAAGCCCCATGACATCTCCGCGCAATCCGCGTGGTGATGATTGTCCAGATGAGTTCATCGGTGCTGCTGCATTGAACAAACTTCTTCCGGTGGTATCCAAACTGCCAATTAGCAAACTCCAAACGGAAGTACCCGCTATGAATGCTGTTGCTGTTTCACCTGCTGCTGCATAAACGGCTGGTGCTGCTTGTGCAACATAAGCCTGGATGCCAGCGATTGTTGCTGCTTGGTTTGTTGCTTGTGTACCACCAGAAACAATTTCAGCAATCACATAAGCATCAGATGCTTTTGCGTATGCACGCATACAGTTTTCGTACATGGCAGCATAGAAAGATGGGTCTGAACGATCAAGAAGTTCTTGGCTCATGATTTGTGTTCCAGCAATTTTAACTACTGTTGCATTGACATAAGCAGAAACAATCTGTGTTGATGCTGTTGAAGCACCCTCAGCAATTACCCCAAATCCAGCATTTGTCGTAATTTTTGGATGTGCGATTGTCATTCCGCTTGCTGATAATGCGCGAGGACCACCAAGAGCATCAATGGTTGGGCGTGTCATGACGGATGTGTCAATGACGGATGAAATGTATTGTGTTGGGCTAAATGCAGGCGATGTGGTAAATGAATCATTAGCTGCATAAAGTTTTTGTGCGGCCATATCTGCTGCACGAATAAATGTCTGTGAATCATGGTTGCCCATTTTTGCTTTAATGCTGTGTTCCATGTAGGAACCAGGTGTCTTGATAGGCGAGCGCACTTCTGTGTGAAATGATGCGCTAACCGTTGGGCGTGAGGCTTCAACTACTGGAGCAGTTTCCACCTCAGGTGTTACGGCGGCTGTGTTGTCCACGACTGCCTCACTTTCTGTTTCGGTTGGTTGGGTTGTTTCTTGCTCTGCTTCGCTCTCGCTGGCAGCAACTTTGGTGACGGTTGCATTTTCAAATGCAGGAGACTCAACGAGTGAAACCTCGACAAGTCGGGCCGCCGTCACTAGGAGGTAATTGTCTTTGGGTAGTGAGGAAATAACATCCACACCAACGGATAGGCCAGAGACTAAATCCTCCGCAGCCAAGGTCAAATAATCTGTACCTTTGCTGCTATTTGAAATCTTAAATGATCCGTACATAAAATCACCCTCAGTGCTAAAAGATTGAGCGCGACCAATCGGATTGTTTGGCTCATGTTGCGCAAGCAACTTTACTTTTGCCGCTGCTGGTATCTCGATGCTGCCGCGCTCAAACATGACAGGGCCTACGGATGTGTGTCCGATAGCCCCAAATTCCATTATCTTGCCAGCAATAATGCGGCGTTCCGCATCAGCTGCTTGTATATCTGTGCTGAATGTTAATTTCAACTTGCATCTCCATTCGGTGATAAGTCCTCCATTGCCATTGCTTGATCTAAAGTAATCAAACCAAGGTTGAGCATTTTTTCAATGACATTCAAACGCTCCATTGTGTCGGCGCGTAAGAAAGTTTCATTGACATCAAAGCGCACGACATTTTGTGCATTGGTGATGTCATTCATGCTGAGTCTGTCCTCAATGGCGCAAACATAAGGAGCCAGGGTGTACGCATAAAATTCTTTTCGTGCATCAAGCACATTTTGATATGTCATGCTCTTGTTGGCATCGCTGCTTGCCATATACGCAGGAACATTCATTAAACGGCAAATTTCAGTGCTCAACGATTGTTTCGCTTCGTCATACATCATGTCTTTGGGTGAGAAGCCAAATGTTTGTAGCTCTAAACTTGAAGTGAGATATGCGGTGCTGCGCGATTGGCGCGCGGCCTTCCATCCAGCCAAGATGCCTTGAATTTGTGCCTCAGGTAAATCCGCACCATTATTTTTAATGATTGATGTTGGCATCGGTGTTGCTGCACTTATCGCAGCTGCGCGTTCTAAATCTAGTGCTGCCTGAATTGTGCGCGCACCTGTTTGTAATACACCAGGGTTTAATGCTTGAAATGTAATCAGTGAACCTACACCATTGTTGGGCAACACTTCACCGTTTAATGTGTAAAACTCAACCTCAGTTGAACGCGCATTTAACTTTGTTGTAATTCTTGTATTAGCAACCCATTCAAATCGAGCTGGTCTGCCATCATCGGAATACTGTGATTTGACCTGCCAAAACGCCTGACCGTATGCTGCAAGGCTTTGTACCGTGTAGGCAATGGTCACTGAACGCGGTTGGCGAATGTCTGGCTGTTGCAACCAGATAGGTGAACCTAATTCCTCACCTGTTGTTTTGTTATACAAATTCAATGGGATGCCGCCGATAGTGCCAGTCAATAATTGAAAGCACTTGGCAACGGTTGGAACCTGTAACGCGGAAACTAGATCAATGCTGTTTGTTTGATAACCGATTGCTGAATCTGACCAAGAGTTATATTGCGATGCCATAACTGCTGGCGCGTATTGATTTTTGAGCGTGTCTGCATCATCTTTGACTAAACGCAATGCCGACAAAATACCCATGTCGGTATATTAAGCCCATATCACCTAAAACGGACATTTCAGCATTTCAGCTGTGTTCGGCGTGTCGTTATCCTGCAATAATCATTGGAACGCTTTGAGGCTCATTCATCTTGTGGACAATCATGGCCAGCGAAATAGCCGCGGCAATGCACCCTGCCGATTGGCGGCGAATAATACGGAAACTGCCCTCATTGGTTTTGGAGGCACAATTATTCATGGACTCAACTAATTCGGGCTGACCTGAGTGAACAAGTCGCTTGGCAACAATGGCATCGAGTAAATCACCGCAAGCCTGGTAAAACTGTTGGCCTGAGACATCGTAGGTTTGAACGCCACTGACCTGCAACCTTTGAGCAATAGATTGCGTGGCATAGTGATCAAACATGGTTAATTGGGGCGAGTACAAATCCGCAAATTTTTTGATATCAGCTGCAATTTTCAAATCGTCCACTGCAACCTCACTGCGCCATTGTTCCAGTACGGCCACACCAATGCGACCATCGGGCATGACCTGGCCAATGACCAAAGCTGCCGTTCTGCCATTTTGGGCTTTATCAAATGCAAAGTAAGTCATTGGCCCAGGGCCGATTGCTAAGGTTTTGTCACCGCAATCCTCAAAGGCATTGACGGGCCACGGTGATGACAAACTGGAAACCCAAGAACAAAGCATTTCAGTTTTGATGGTTTCAATGGAATCGGTACTCACTGCCTCAGCTAGTGTTTCCTCCGATATGGTAATTCCTAATGCAGGGTTAGCCATTGCCCATGCTTTGCGGTCAGTTACTTTGGCGTGTTGAGGTGCTGAGTATTCATACCAACCAAAAGATTGTGCAGGGTAGGACAGGGCCTTTTCTCTCAATTCGTTCAATACCGTACTGAAGGCATCACCGGCATTGGACACCACAATGGTCTGTGAATTGACCCTGGCTCTTGTCGTAGGTTTGGCCGCTTTCCATGCTTCCTCACTGATTTCACGCAATTCGTCAATGAATAACAAATCCGCAGTGAGTCCACGCGCGCCGTCTCTTGTAGCTGCAACAACTTGGTATCGCGCACCCGATTTTGTTTCCACCGACTCTTGACCATTGGCAAATCTGCCCACCACACCGCGATTAAGTTTGACCTGACTGCGCAGCCAATCATTGCTTTCGATGATTTGGCAGACTTGCCTGAAGGTGGTCAATGCCATTGATCGGTTGGATGACATCGCCACAACATTGCGCTCACCAGTAACGAATAACCCAAAGAGGATTCGTAGAGCTGCAAGGTGACTTTTGCCATTTTGACGGGCAACAAGGATGGCCACCGTTTTGCGGATGTACATTCCCTGGCTATCTACGGTCAAAAAATCATCCGCGCAGAATCTTTGCCAAGGCATCAACGGATAACCACATTTTTCTGCAAAGTCTGCAAATTCTTGGCCCTTAGTTTCACCTTTCAATGCCGGGGTCATAATTCTTGGTTTTGTGTGGCCCATAAGGGGTTTTTTCTTTGTCCCCCGATTGATTGGGATTGGCTTGGTATCTATCATGGCTCAAACTGTCTGGCTTGGCCCATACATGGGCCTGTAACACCTGTTGTGACCGTTTTCGGGGAGGTAGAGGAACGAGAGACAAGGGGGGTAGACGCCTGCCCTAA